AGAGTCTTCATTTATATCTTTTTCAATATCAGATTTTTTAAATTTAAAATCACTACAGTCTCTATATAAAGGCATTAACTCTCTATACCCTACGAATGCTGGATTCCAACGATAAATTTTTCCATCTTTTAATGGCTCTCCCTGTGGTGCAATTTCTCCTAAAACATTTTCTAATCTATTAATAACGTCAAACTCTTTTTTTATAACATTTTTATATAAAAAGATTCCGTTACCCAGGTCTTGTTTTTCTGTCCAAGTTTGCATTTGCTACCCCTTTACTTGTATTCTCTTTTAGACCAAACTTTATTTTTATATATACCGCCGTCTGGTTGACGATAAAACGTTGCGTTATCTACAATTTTATCATAGATTTGTTTTTCATGCTGTAGTTCTATATTTTGTTCCCAGTCTTCTCTTTTAAATGGAATAATTTGCATGTATGGCGTTCCAGCAGGGATTGTTCCTTCCCATCCTTCTGGGATAAAAAATGGAAATGTTCCAAGAATTTGAACTTTATCGCAATCGACTATGCCAGTAGTGTTTAAAAATGGTAGGTCAAACCTATTCATTGGTGTCATAAAAAGGGCGCTATAGCCTTCTGGAAGCTCTAAACCCCAATCTGGATACCAGGCAAAATGTTCTTTATAATATCCATAAGGGTGGTTAAATTGTGGCATTGGAAATCTTTTTCCACAAAAATCTTGATGTTTTTCATCAGAAATAGCAACATCGATTAAGCCCTGTTGATTTTTAAAAAATGTAATATCGCATGGTGTTTTTAATATATATCCTGTTGAAAAAGCATCTAAAATAGCTGGACATGCTTTCCATGTTGGAATTTTACCGTAGTCATCAGTTGTTCCTTCTTTTGGAAACGGACATACTTCTTTTGGTGCTTTATAGTATTCTCCATTTGGCATTTTTGCAAACCTGTCTGCTTCTTTATACCATTTTGGAATTGCACTTTGGGTTGAAGAAGGCAATGACGGGCTTTTTTCATTAAGCCAAAATCTATATGATTTAAAAGTTATTATATTTTTTATTGTTTTTAAAGAATTGTTCATTTTTTATTTTTTTTCTTTAATGTTTTTTTTATCATAATACCATTGTAGCATATTGGACCTAATGTTATTTTTTTCTTTTTGGCATTTGATGATCTGAAAAAATATTACCATAAACATCACGACCTAAGTAGTAATCTCTTCCTGTTTTATTTGGCACATATTCATCTATCTCATTTCTTTTATATGCAAAATCTAAAGATGCTTGAAGCTCTTCTGTATATTCATCTTCACTTGCAATATTTTCAAAATCAACCAAATTAAAAGAATCTGCATAATATCGGGGAATTGGTATAAAAGAAGACAGAGGCGTATTTTTTAAAAATTTTACCTCAACTCCTGGGGTTTGAATTTTTAAATTAAATGTAAATAACCATCTTAGGTTATCTGTTTCAATTACTCCACTCATTACTGTTATGTTTGGTATTATGATATTTGGTGGGTTTATTGTCATTAAGTTTACCCCTGTTGGGGTTCTTAACTGAAATGGATAGGTTAATGTTATTATCCCAGAACCAAATCTTGATTCAACTTTAGGATATAGATCTTTATTGTTTTCGGGTGTTGTTATTAAAACGCTATTTCGATTTGCTGTTCCATCCCATATTGCAGTAAAATCAAATTCTGACTTAACGGAAAATCCATAAGTATTTGCTATGCTCAAAGGCAAACATTTATAAAAATGAGAAGTAAACCATTCTCTTTTAATGTCTAGCTTTTCTATAAACTTACTTATATCATTTTTTGCATAATCATGTCTATCAAAAAAATAAGCTATAGTTTTATCAGGAATTTTCCCCATACATTACCCCTTTTACCTACACTAAACAATATACCACAAATATTTTTTATTATTTTAAATATTGTTTTTTAGAATGGACCGAAATATGGACCAAACGATGGTGGGAAGAATGGTGGAGCAAAGGATGGTGGGAAGAATGGTGGAGCAAAGAACGGTGGGAAGAACGGTGGGAAGAACGGTGGGAAGAACGGTGGGAAGAATGGTGGGAAGAATGGTGGAGTAGTTGTTATGCTATTTGATGCAGCTGAAGTTCCAGAGTTTCCATTAGCATTAGTAGCATAAACTGTGTAAGTTTGTGAAGTTCCACCTTCTTGAGTAACAGCTACTGTTGTTGTTGATCCATTAACTGTTGCACCTTTACCATCAGAAGAAGCCCAGGTATATCCAGTTATAGTGCTTCCACCAGTTGCTGGTGCGACCCATGATACGTTATCTTGGTTGACCTGTGTAGTTACTGTTGGAGCTGCAGGAGTTGCTGGAACAGTAGTTGCTGTAATAGCACTAGACGCACTAGAGGCATCCGAAGTTCCAATTCCGTTTGTTGCTGTTGCTGTAAAAGTATAAGAAGTGTTAGATTGTAGCCCTGTTACTGTTAATGGTGACGATGCTCCAGTTGCTGTAAAGCTTCCAGGAGATGAGGTAACTGTAAATGATGTAATCGGTGAACCGTTTGCGCCACCTGCTGTAAACGATACAATTGCTGAACCGTTATTAAATGCACGAGATGTTCCAACATTTGTTGCAGATACGCTTGTTGGAGGATTAGGTTTTCCTGAACCCTGAAAACCAAGACCTCTTACACCAGCTCCTCTACCACCAATAATAGGCATTTATTATTCCCCCTTATGCAAACTTTGTCTGTGATCCAAATGCTGTAAAGGCAGCATTGCCTGTTTTTACTATAGTATATGAATAAATGTCTATGCTGTTTGCATTTCCTGCAGATGGAGCACTTCCATTTTGCCATTTTGGAGTTACAGAAGAACCATCAATTTGGAATCCTGTTTGATAGTATGGAGTTGCACCATTTGTAACAAAAAATACGACTGTAATAGAATCATTTGTAGCAAGGGCATCATTAAGTGTTGTTCCTGAATTTCCACGAATATTTAATGTCCAGTTAGCGGTTGCATTTGAAGTGTAATATAGGATACCGCTTGTTATTGTATCTAAAGCAATTGTTCCAGTTGCTGCAGTTGCAGATACTGATAAACGCTCTTCTGGTCCTGTAAGTATTGGATTTGCTAATACAGCATTTGTTAATGTTGGAGCAGTTCCAAAAACTAGTGATCCAGATCCTGTTTCATCAGTTATTGCTGAAATAAGGTTTGCTGATGATGGAGTTCCAAGGAATGTGGCAACTCCTGTTCCAAATATATCTGTTCCATCAATCTTTAATGTTTTACCTGAAGCAAGGTTAATGTGCTCTGATGAAGTCCATGAGTCTGTAGCGTCTACCCAGTTAAAGGTTTTATCAGTTGCACCCTTTAATGTGATACCGCCACCATCTGCAGTTGTATCTGTAGGTGATGTTGTATCTCCAAGAACAATATTTTTATCTTCAATAACTAGGTTAGTTGAATTAAGATTAGTAGTTGTTCCATTGACTGTTAAATCTCCAGAAAGAGTTAGGCTTGTTCCAGATACAGCGCCAGTGAAGGTTGCTCCTGAAAGGTTTGCTTTAAGATCAAGGGCTGTTTGAGTTGCTGTTGAGACTGGCTTATTAACATCAGTTGTATTGTCAACATTTGCAAGACCAACATCAGTTTTTGTAATTCCAGTTGGGGTATTAATTACTGGTGAAGTTAAAGTTTTATTTGTAAGGGTTTCAGTTCCAGCAAGTGAAACTACATCAGCATCAGAAATTGCGGTGTTTAGTTCAGCAAGAGTTGATGTAACTGTGTTTGAGCCAAGTGATATTGACTTGTTTGAAAGTGTAGTTGTTGATGATGCTGTTACTGTAATATCAGATGTTAGAGCTACTGTGCCTGTTGCATCTGGAAAAGTAATTGTGCGATCTGCGGTAGGATCTGTAATAGCAAGGGTTGTTTCAAAATCGTTTGCTGTTGCACCTTCAAAAGTGATGCTTGAACCAAAAGCAGGGTTTACTATAGAGTTAATATCACTAAAATAGTCTAGGCTTGCCCAGTGATTTGTTCCATCACCAATTTTAAATTTATTTGTGTCTGATTCCCAGCCCATTTCACCAGCATTTAATACTGGGTTAGCAGAGGTCCACTGAGAGGCGGTTCCTCTTCGCTGTTGCATTCTTGTTGCCATTTAGAACTCCTTCTGTATCCCCTGGTTATATTATATCAGATAATTAATTAAAATTATCAGTTGCTACTCCGCCATCATATGTTGCCTCAAAGACTGAAGTGTTGTATAGTCCAGCACTTACAAGAACTCCTGGTTCATTGTATGCACCACCACTAATAAATGTGCTAACAACTAGCCCACTTCCGTCAATTGAAGTATCGTGTATATGGTCTTGTAGTATTTCTGCATCTTCAAGGGTAGCAATTGCAACCCATTGACCATTATAGTAAATATGAGCACGTTCTGTTAAGGTGTCAAACCATAAATTTCCATTTACTGGAGATTCTGGTTGTGTTGTTCCAATTGTTGGTGATCCAACAGCTGTATCTACATATAGTTTTGTTGCTGCATGTGTATTTTCAGTAGGAGTGGCAACTGTAACAGTTCCTCCAAAAGTTCCGCCATCGGCTACTGCAATGCCGTGCTTTACTCTAAAGTCTCTATTAAATGTTGCCACAATCTACCTCTTTCTAATTATGCTTCGATATAAACTTTGTTAACTTTAACAACAGTATCTGATGCTGCACCAGTTACCTGAAGAAGAACGTTTCCACCGCTGTAAACAGCATCGGTTGTTCCTAATTGGGTATTGCTAATTACATCTGCATACTCTGTTAAGTAAACGTTATTTGATCCATCTACAGTAACTAACACTTCAATTACTTCAATGTCAGTTCCCTTTTTCATTTGAACAATATACTTTGCAGATGAATAAGTGCTTGCTGACCATGTGTCAATTGTTGTTGCTGTAACTCCAGCAGTTGCTGTAGCAGTTCCAAGAAGAGCATCTGTTAGTGTTACAGACCCTACGGTTACACCAGTAAATGTTGGTGTTGCTGTTGAGTGAATGTCTTGTGGTAAAGAGAGTGTTGTTGCACCATTTACATCTAAAGCAGTTGTTGATATTTGGTTTGCTGTTCCACTAATTGAAACCACACCACTATTTGTAACTGCGTCGCCAGTAATAGTAATACCAGTTCCAGCGGTAACGTTTAGTGTGTTTCCTGTCTTAGAAAGACCATCGCCTGCAACTACTTGTCCAAGACCAGTAAACTGGGTAAATGTAAGGGCTGTAGTTCCAACTGTAATTGCGCCATCGTTAGTTAACACATAACCTTGATCAGCGTTAACAGTTCCTTCTTCTACGAATACCGCAAAGTTTGAAGTAAGTTCTGCGCCTGTATCTGCATCAGTTGAGCGATCTGGAGCACCAGATGCTTTAACTACATAGATACCGTTTTGTGAACCAGTTGATTGATTCTTAACAAGAACACGATCTCCAGTTGCAAGAGTTACTCCATCAAGAGTATCTCCATTTTCTAGATCAGAAGCAAGTGTTACGTTAGCAGTTGTTGCTGCACGAACTGATGCTTTCCAGTCAATACCTTGTGCTGCTGAATCTACATAAGACTTTGTTGCTGCATCTGTTGCATCAGTTGGTGTTCCAAGACCTGTGATCTTGTTTGTTCCCATTGCAATTGCACCAGTCATAGTGCCACCAGCAAGTGCTAGTCTTGTGTCTACATCTGCAGTAAATGCTACTGTGCCAGTTTCATCTTTGAAAGTGATAGTGCGATCAGCTGTTGGGTCAGTTACTGTAAGAGTTGTTTCAAAATCATTTGCTGTAGTTCCTTCAAGAACAATGCTTGAATCGCTAAGGGTTAAACCAGAAACGATTGGGCTTGTAATTGTCTTGTTTGTAAGGGTTTCTATCTTTGATGCTGTTGACTTATCATCTAGTTGTGTCTGGATTGCAGATGTTACGCCATCTACATAATTAAGCTCTGTTGTAGAAAGAGTTGCACCATCAAGGATATTAAGTTCTGTTGATGTTGCTAAAAGATCTACGTTTTCATTAATCTTTGGTGTAGTTAATGTTTTATTTGTAAGTGTTTCGCTTCCAGCAAGTGTAGCAAAATCAGCATCTGAAAGAGCAGTATTAAACTCTGCAAGAGTTCCTGTAATTGTATTTGTAGTTAGTGAAACTGATTTATTTGTTAATGTATCAGTTGTATCTTTAAGAACTACAGTTCCTGTTGCATTAGGAAGTGTAATTGTGCGATCTCCTGTTGGATCTGTTACCTCAAGAGTTGTTTCGTAATCATTTGCTGTAGCACCTTCAAAAACAATGCTTGAACCGAACTCACCAACTGCTTGTGGGGCTGCCCACTTGATACCATTGGTTGCTGAATCGTCTGCTGTAAGTATATAGTTATTTGTTCCAACTGCAAGACGAGTTACTGCATCTGCACCAGAGGCTACTAGCAAATCACCTTTTGCATCTACTAATGCTTCTGTTAATATATCGTGTGTGTTAACGGTCGCAGTTGATCCTTCAACTATCAGTCCCGCTTTTACTCTAAAATCTTTTACTACGGTTGCCATCTTATATCTCCTTGGTTAGGCCTTTAATCCCATACGCATATAGCGTAGAGTTATAGGTGTAATTCCCCCTACTGGGACAACAGTTAGTGAAACTGTATCTCCAGCCCGTGAAACAGAGATGGTGCCAATATTCCCATCGTTATCTATTGTTCCATACTGACTAACGCTAACGTCTGTTGCGTCAACCAGAATATCCATTGATGTAGTGAAATACTTGTTTCCACCACCAGCTACATATTTAAGAGAAATCACATACTTCATTGATCTAAACTCAGTTGCAGAAAAATTATCAAATACTGTTGAATTTTCAATCCCATTGATTGTTGATTCATTATTACCATCTGATCCAAGATCGGTAGACCTAGCGGAAGCACTATCAATTAAATCTTCATAGTTTTCCTGTGTTGGGCGGTCTCCTGTTTGAAAAAGAGCCTTTACGTTTGCTGTTGATATTTTAGCCATACTGGAATTATATCATATATTTTAAAGTATATAGTTAGAGAAACCGATAATTTGTAATGGAATTGCTGGTATATTACCAATAGCGCTTGGTATTTGAATTGCAGTAAATCTAATTCTAAATGGTAAAACGGAGTTTATCTTTACCCCCGATTTTGGCTCAGTAATTTGGGTATTTAAAAAAGATACTCTGTCAATTACTTTAGTAAAAACTGGTGGGGCACTATTTATAGTAACCGTTGCCATTAGTTTGTAACATCCTCAAGGAGAGTAATCTTCCCTTGAGCAACTGTCCATACTAATGTGTCTTGTGGAAGACGTAGTTCAATATCAAATATATCGTTTGTTCTTAAAAGTGCTGATTGTGCTGCAGTTAAATTAACCTTAAACTCTCCATCTGCGTCATTTTCATCTTGTGCTGGAGTAAGTGTAAAAATTAAAGTTGCTGTGTCTGTAATTATTTGAGGGTTAACAGGATTTGTAGGTCTTTTAAATTCTGCCTCTATAGTCCAATCAGGAATATTTAAAGGTAGCTTATTATCATCTGTTAAATAAATTCTAAAAGAAGCTGTGTCTCCTTTTACGATTGTCCAATTTACAAATGGTGGTGCTTCTCCAATATCATATGTAGATGCGCCTTGTCCTCTAAATGTTGCCATTACAACAAACCTTCCTTAAGTGCTCCCCAAGTTGCTGCCAATGATTTTGTAGGTGCAACAATAATGATACCAGTTGTTGAATCAGATTTTCCAACAATACCCACTGAAGCAGCGTTTGATGTTGGCTTTGTAGCGGTTAATCCTCCGCCAGCTGCAACGTATAACACATTTCCAGCGGCATATGAGTTAGTATTTATATTGCTAAAAATTCCAGAAATAACAATTACTCCGTCAGAATTATTTCCAATGTTGGTTTCTGCCAGTCCTACTACGGGAAATGTTGATATGGTTGATGCATTTGCTTTTGCAATTGTTGGCTTAGTTGAATACCCAGAAATATAAACTGGATCACCTTTTGTAATTGATGCACCACTGACATTTCTAATTTCTAAAGTATTATTTTTGACTCCACCGATTGTTGGCAATATTGCATCAATTGCTTCAGCCAATGACTGAATATCTTCGTGAACATTAACAGGATCTGTTAATATTGGATACGGTAAATCGTAAGTAGTTGTTTCTCCTGAAGCCATTTATACATTATACCACCTGTCAAATATTGTTTTATTAATTTTATAAAAATGTTATCAAAACTTGCTTTTTACCTAGAATTCATGTTATACTTATGTTATGCTACCAACTGGTAGCAATTGTTCTCTAGGAGGTTATTATTATGAGAAGAGACAAGAAAGCCTGGATTGGAATCCTATCTTTAGTCGGATTTATTGCACCGATAAGTAATTCTGCTAATGCTATAAGCGTTACAGTTGACAATAATTTATTGAGTAAAACGTCAGTTAAATCTGTTGATCCCGCCCCCAAAGGGGCATTTTTGGTTTCTAAGGTTAAAAATCAAGTTACCCTTAAAAAATACCAAAACGCACACAGTTTAACAGACCACGAACTACTTGAGCTACTAAAAGCTGTAGGGTTTACTGGAACAGGTTTAAAGACTGCCTGGGCTGTAGCTAAGGCAGAGTCAAACGGCAGACCTTTTGCATTTAATGGAAATGAGAATACTGGAGACAACTCTTACGGGGTATTCCAAATAAATATGATTGGAAATCTAGGTCCTGATCGTAGAGATAAATTTGACTTAGATGTTAATGCTGAACTATTTAGCCCTGTCAAAAATGCAGAAATTGTATTTTATATGACTAAGGGTGGAACAGATTGGAAAGCCTGGAAATATGCACAAACCTCATCTGTTCAAAAATGGTTAAGTAAATTTCCTAAATCTTAATTATTATAAAATATAAAACTATTTTATATGATCAAATAAATTAGACGTTTCATAAACTTCACAGTCTATGGAGCTTATGGTTTTTATTTTTTCTTTTTCTTTATTAGTTAAGGTTTGATAAATTTCTTTAGATTGGATATTGCTATACTCTTCAAAATTGTAGGCCCTGTTTGTTATTTTTTTATTGGGAATTTTTAAATCAACCAGTATTTTTTTTTGAATCTTTTTAATATTGTTTTCTGATAGGTCTTCTGGTTTTATAAATAATGACAATTGATTTATTTTATTTAAAACATTATTTTTTGTAATTATCTCATTATTTAAAAATTGCTTAAACCCATTTTCATCTTTTATTACGGTAGGTAGAACTAAGTGTTTTGACTGATAGTTTTTTGCACCGTCTTCATTTTGCTCTAACCACTCAAACAAAGTATTTTTATCTATACTGTTATTTCTAAAAACTATTTGATTTCTATTTACCGTTTGGCTATGTGTATACAGGCTTACCATATGCTTACAAGGATCTCTAAAAATAGAAGATACATAGGTTGAAGAATTAATTTCTTTTTTCCATTGAGAGTGATCGTAATAGTTGATTGGACCATCCATCTGTAAACTATTTAGTTCTTTTATTTTTGCTTCAAGTAAAATATTTTTTAATGGAAATAGCACATTATAAAAAAAAAGTCTTCCGCCAGTTTTTGGAATATGTAAAAAATAAAAAGAATTAAATCTGCTCACTTTTTAAATTCTACTTTGAGACTCTTGTAGTGATTGTGGGGAAGCTTTTATAAATTTACAATCATTTTTAAAAGAATTAATATCCTTTGATCCACAATATGAAAATCCACTTCTAATATTTTCAGACATTTGCCTTAAGGTGTTTTGGACACTACCTTTACTTTCTAAATACCCAGATACGCCCTCGATATGTCGCAATCCGCCTTCGTCTGTGTGGTTGCCAAGATTATCCACTTTTATACTTTCAGAAGCTAAACCACGAAATAAAAACTTTCCATCTTTCTTGCCATCACATTCTTCATGTCCTGCAAACATATAGCCCATCATAGCTACAGAAGCTCCTGCAGCTAAAGCTTTTAATATATCTCCAGTTTGTTTAATTCCACTATCAGCAACAATGCCGTTAACTTTATCATTTTTTATATTTTTATATATATCCATGATTGATCCTAGGACTGGAACTCCAAATCCAGTAACAACTCTAGTGGTGCAAGCAGAACCTCCCCCAATACCAACTCTTACAGAGTCTGCACCAGCACTCATTAAATCTGAGTATGCATCATAAGAAGAAACGCTGCCAATCATTATATGTATATCATCTGGAACAATAGATCTTAATTTCTTTACAGCATTTATTGAATATGTTGTGTGGCCAAAGGCTGTATCAATAGAAAGTGTTCGTATACTATTCTTTAATACTTTATCAATAAAATTAAAGTCTTCTGCTTCTTCAACACTTATTGCAAATGCCACCCTATTTGTTTTTTTTACTTCTTCTTTTAATAAATTAAACTGGATAAACCTTTGTTCGTTGTCTTGATATCTTTGAACAAATGCCATTCCTCCAAAATTTACAATTTCTTCTATCATTGATGTGCTATTTATAAATTCCATTGGGGCGGTCATAATTGGAACACCTAAATATATCCAAGCACTTGGATTGTTTGGATTTCCTAATATTGAAGATAAAGAAACATCTGATCTGCTTTCTACATTAGAATACTTAGGGACAAGCAATATGTCATCAAAGCAAAGGTCTGTTGTTGAGTTGTCAAATTCCATAAATAACCCCCATGTTAAATATTGTTTTTTATTAAGAAACTACTAAATAGTTTCCAACAATAAACCATAGATGAGGTGTTGTTCTAATTTCATGAACATTTCCAGCATCAAGATTCTCAATTTTTTCTACAGGCATATATGATACATTTCCAGAATCTGTATCAATTCTTACTAGCATATCTCCAATAGAAATTTCACCCGTGTTCTTCCACTCAATTCCATCTTTTGTTTTGATATAAATTGGCTGGTTTGGAGAGAACATATCTTCAATATCATTAAACTTAATCAATGGCTTTTGATCTATATTGTTTGTTGTAACTTCAACTTCAATAAACTCAACAGTATCTGATATTGTCATATTTTTTAAGGTATGGGTGTTGGTTAAATTTGATGCAGCCACTGTTAATAGCCTATCTCCAACCCTAATATCTTCTGCGTTAACGTATCCAGCTGTTGTAAGTATTTTTGACTTGCTAGAAATACACTTAACGCTAAACTTTGGTGGGAAGAATGGATCTGGTCCTGGTGTTGGTGGGAAGGATGGTGGGAAGAATGGTGGAGCAAAGAATGGTGGGAAGAATGGTGGGGCAACTGGAGTAACAGAATTAGAGGCTGAAGAAGGAATAGAAGTAGCAATAACGCTATTATCAGAATTTCTCGTTCTTGCTGTTACTGTAAATGTATAAGCTGTTCCATTGGTTAATCCTGTAACAGATATTGGAGATGTTGCAGAAGAAGCTGTAACTGATCCTGGAGAAGATAAAGCTACATATATATTATTAGTTGATGGTTTTCCTAAATATGAAGGATTTGTAAAAGGAACACTTGCACTAGCATTATCAGCACTTGCAGTTCCTATTGTTGGTGCGCTTGGTTGTCGTCCATCAGACGATGCTGACACCCCTGGAATTATTGGCATTATGCAATCAAATCTCCAACAGCTACCCAAGTATTTGCTGCACGTTTAATTATTACAGCTGACGACCATTGTGCTCTTAACTTTAAACCTGGGGTTCCATTTATAGTCGTTGTTCCTGAAGTAGTTGCTGCAATTGTGATTTGCCCTGTTCCGGTTTGAATAATGTTTAGTTGTGATCCAATTGGAAAATCAATAGCAGCATCTGTATTAATAAAAAATGTTCCAGCTGTAGAACTATTGTTTAACTCTAGCCATTTATCTTTATCTGTTCCAATTGCAGTATATGCATTTGATGTAAAGGTTGGTGTTGAAATTGTTAATGTTGATGAAGCAAAATCTATTCCTGCCGTTGAATTTCCTACTCTAATTTTTTTATTTACAGTATCCCAAGCAATTCTTCCATCTGTTGAAGAAGCAGATGTTGAAAGAGTTAATGCTGGAGTTGTTATAGTTGGACTTGTTAATGTTTTGTTAGTCAGGGTTACGGTGTTAGTTAATGTTACTCCAGCGTCTACCCATTCTAAACCTGTAGCAGTAGCGCTATTTGTAGTTAAAAATTTTCCATTTCCAACAGATGAAGAATTTAATATAAGGGGGGTATTATCTGCAGATGCACTAAGAAGGTCGCCTTTAGCATTAAAATCAGCTTTTGCAACTGCATCGGAAATATCAAAATTATCTATCTGGTCTTGAAGACTGTTAATTGTATATGCAATAGATGGGTTTATTAATTCTGTTGGATCTGTCTCAGCGGTATCAAATGTATATGATCCATAGTGGTAGGCACGTAGTGCTGCTTGAATATCAGCAGCGTCTGTATACCCTGGAATTTTTGTTGGAACTAAGTTGCCAATACTTTCAACTGCCATAAATCACCTCTTTAGAAATTATATCATAAGTATACATACTAAGACTCCTGACTTGCCAATATCGATATAAAAACGTGAACTAAAACCTCATCATTTAAAAGTGCCCAGTCTCCATATGGACCAGAATCTATATCGGTTCTGTGTTCTACTGCCTTTAAATTAATTTCTAAATCAGTTCCAGCAAGTGCTGGGATAGTCATAGAAGATGCTATTGGATTGTCATGAGCAATACTATATTGGATACTAAAGTTATCGGCAGATAAAGGAGTTCCAGTGGTATCAATAATATCTGAAATTGGTATTAATATTGTTGCTGCCCCAGAAGCAAAAACAGTCAAAAAATTTTCTGAATAAATGGTTGGATTAACAGATAATAATGGAATCCAAGTGTTTCCTCCAGGTCGGGATACATACTGATACATATATGCATACTCATCTCCTGGTGAAGCATTTATGTATAAATCATTTAGTATTGGGGTTTGTCCAATTTGAATATCGTTTGGATTTCCAATACCCGCAAAAACCTGACTGCCACGAGTTCCTGTTGGCCCAATGTCAACCAAAACCTCTACGGTATCTGGTGGTCCTAAAACAGTAACATCATCGTTATTTAATAATACATCTGGCATTACACAGCACCAGTAATATCATCGGTAACAGTTATAGATCCAGTTAAAATAGTTAGAATAACGTCTGGGGTTGGTATAACATCAGTAATTTGAACATCATAAACGTATGTGCCTGCAGCTAAAGTTCTTCCAACGGATGGTGTTATTGTGCAGGTAATAATATTTGTTGTAGTATTTACTGTCGCTGCTGCTACATACTGAGTTCCTGTTGATCCACGCCTATTTGCAATAGTAAATGTTGCACTATAGTTTGTTAAATTATAATCAGATCCGTTTGCTGTTTTGGGACGAATTACAAACTCCGCAGTATCACCACGGTAGTAGTTAAAATTATATGTTCCTGGAAATGCCATTATTCCTCCTATAATATTATACCATTAGGAAACTGATATATATATTCCTTTTAGTATAACAGAGCCCTCATTATCAGACCTAACTTGTAGTATACCACCAAAAGCCTTAACGTCTTTATTTTGTAAAAAAATGGTTTGGCACAAAGAAAAATCATAAGAATATTGATATTTTAAATTTCCTAAATATCCAGTTACAGAGTTTTCTTCATTTACGGAAAATGTTCTAACCCATATTTCTGTATTGTTGGCATAAGTCTCTACCTCTAAATCATATCTAATATCAACCTTTGCACCTATCTGTAGTGCTCTAAAATTAATTTTTTTTGCTATTTCGTTTAAAAGTGATACAGAACTGTTTGGAATATATTTTTCAATACTTTGGTCTTGGTCTATTTCTAAAAAAACAGATACCCAGCCATCATCGCCTCTTTCTGGACCAATTTTTGTTTTATTGTCATTTGCATTTTTATAATAGGCCCACCCTGGGTATTGTCCAGATGGGCTATCGTAGCCTTGGCCACCCTTTCCTGGATCTCCTTTTGGTCCAATTGGCCCTTGCTTTCCTATATCGCCTTTATCACCTTTATCACCTTTGGGGCCCTGAATTCCCTGTGGCCCAACAGGTCCTATATCCCCACGTTCACCCTGAATTCCTGGGACAGCAACATATTCTGTATTTACTACTTCTTTTACAGTATCTGAATATTTTTTCTTTTTTGAAACATCTGGGAAGTCCATGCTTTGGGCCATGGAAAAATTATTTCTTTACTTTAAATATTTTTTTACCAATTTTAATAATTGGTGGAAGATTATCCTTTTTCGCTGTTACTTTTACTATTGGCATTATAGACCTGGAGTTACATTACCTAATACACATATAGTTCCAATTACTGGAGTCCATACAGTGTCTGCATTCTGACCGCTACCGCCTTCAATTACTACCTGTAAGTCAAATTGTAGCTCAGCAACAACTGAACGGTATTTAGAGCTACCCCAATTTTCTGTAATACTGGCTGGGGCTAATATTTCAACATACCCATCATCGCTGGTGGTAATTAATTCATCTAAAATATCTCCAGTAGAATCATATGCTGTAGATCTATATGTCCAGTCTGAAGTATCATATGGTGTGGTTTCATCATCTTCAAAAAATTCTACTTTTAGGGTTGCGCTATCCCCACGAACAACAGACCATTTAATGTTTGCTGGCGAAGCGCCATGTTTTTCTATTGTAGGGGCACACATAATAATTGATTATACCATAAAAAAGGACTATTCCCAAAGCGCAGTGGGGTGGGGGTAGCAACCTTGGGAAGAGTCTAACTAGATTATATCTTATATTTTTAATAAAATCCAGAATATATACTTTTATAACAAAAAGTTATAATTATAATTAGACAATAATATTTAAAAAGTATAAAATCCAGAGTATTTTTGAATTGTTATCAAATCGTTATAAAGTCCAGGGTATTTGAAGTTGAAAGCCAGGAATCTATGGTGTATACTTAAAATATATAAAGAAAAGAATATACTGTAAATAAGTTTTTAAGATATAAAGTATATTATATATATAGAAAATTATTTTTTATTATGATCTTTTAAATGTTCGATTAATAGATCGAATATCTTGTCAGTTTTTTCTTCAAGGCGCACAACGGAATCTTTTAAGCTGGATCCAGAATTGGGTTTAAGTTCGTTTAAATAATGTTTTACGAGCCAACGAATTCCACCTGCAACTATAGTTATAATTGTAAGTATTGTTAATGTTAACGCAGCCCAGTCTTGTGCAGTCATGAAATATATTATACCAGTATTTGAGATAATATAATTAGATTTCAATTTGGCGAAAATTAAAACTGCGCCGAAATAGAGGTTATACAAACCTTCCCATAGACAACTATGGAAGAAACTTCCAATATGTCTAATAAGGGTTATATCCCTGATTTGCGGGGGTATTTAAGTATAAGCCAAACCTTACTATAGGAATATACGTCAATAGCTTTATATAGCCGTATAGGATATACTTTGTATATGTCAGATAGTGTTAAGCCTTGGGATTTAATTAATGGAGATAAGACGCCAGAAGAGATTTCTATATCCCGCCTCGAAATTTGTAAAACATGTGAATGGTTTAGACCTAAAATACAAACATGTAAAAAGTGTGGATGTTTTATGAAATTAAAAACTACTTTAGAGAAAGCTCGGTGTCCAATAGGAAAATGGTAATTGAATCTGGTTATTTTGGAACGTCTTCAGATAAGATATTAGTAGTTGATAGTATTGCTACTAAAGAAGAGTTAGACATTATTGTCAATACCGCTGAAAATGTGGATATCTGGGATAATAAGCTAACGGGTGATATTTGGAACAATAGGGTGACCTATCACGAAAAGTTTTTAAAAAATTCCCCTGAAACATACCACCTTGTTTCTGAAATTCAAAATAGATTTTCAATAAAAATTTCTGAGTTTTATAATGTTAAAGTTAAGCGCCCTATTCCATTTATTGCCAGATGGCTTGTTGGAAATTTTCAAATACCGCATTATGATAAATACTTTTTTCCAAATTACGATATAGGTTCTATCATTTATTTAAATGATGAATATCTAGGTGGAGAGGTTTTCTTTCCCCAACATGATATAGAGAAAAGGCCAATAGCAGGAAACGCTCTTGCTTTTCCAGGAGATGAACACTATATGCATGGTGTTAAAGAAGTTACCAGTGGATGTAGATATACCATACCCGTTTTTTGGAATGTTATAGAAGATTAGTTATTTGTGTTATGATCAGATTCTGATTTATGGCTACAGCTATTGCAGCATGTGTCTGTAAATATCTTTACCGCCAGATTTTGATGTTCAAATTGGATATCCTTGTTTTCAGATATATCATACATAGGATCAGGATAACATGGATATCTATGGAAGAATGGAAGATATTCTCCGCTATCCCCCAAAAAATCTGAGTTCTCTAAATTGTCTAATATAGCCATAGATCTATTATAGCGTATACCCTGGAAATCTGAAAAAATTTTTATTTTCACAAAATCTGAATATTTTTGTCAGATGTATGATACATAAACTAGAAAAATAAATATAAAATAATTAGTGAGCACACTAAGGGGGGATCCCCCCCCCTAGCCTACTTATCGAGCTTAGTTCCTGTAATGAAACCTTGAAATCCCATGACATCACAATTAAAATTTAATCGTGTATGCATAGGAGTATTCTTTGGTAACTCTACTAGAAAAGTTTTTACTGCTTCAGCGTTAGGTAAGTTAATTTTCTTAACGTTACCGTTGAAACTTGTAAGTGTAACTATCATTCGAGACCTCCATTCTTAATGTCCTTAATCATCATAACTACCATAGGGATAGTTACTGCTAGTAGTGCGAATTGCACTATGCTTGTTAGTAACCTACTCATGGTTAGTTACTTTTCTTATAGCAACGCATAGAACCGCTACCATCAGTAGCAGCAAAAGCGGATAGAGGTGCGCCGTTTTGATAACGGATAGACTTACCGCAATTAGCGCAAGTAGTAGTGCTACCTGCTGTAAAAGGTAGAGTAGGAGTATGTAGTGAATTCATATTGAATTCCTTTCTTTAATGCGATAACCTTGTGTTATCTTTTTCCTTGACCTAGGTTATTTGCCTACTTAGTAGGGCTCACTAGGATTTTGCCTTATTTAATTTTTGATACTGTAAGTATAACATACAATACCCGAAAAGTCAAGGCGACACGCCGTGTCTTTTGTGTGATTTAGACCACTTATTTGCTACGCTCATTCGAACAGATGTTCGACTTATTCGGTAGGCTCATTAGCCAAATTGTCCTTATTTAATTTTCTATACTGCAAGTATAACACACAATACCTCAAAAGTCAAGGCGACACGCCGTGAATGACACCGTTGTAATTAGTGATATACACCACATAATAGCTAGACATTTGGGGATCTTTTGTCTAATGGCCCCGGGATAGAAGTTATCCACAGGGTGATACGTAGGCTGTGGATTGTTGTTCATCTGTTGTTCATCTTCGAATCCTGCGACACGCCGAGGAAATGTCAGTGGTAGGTGTTAGACTTACAGTATAAAGAAAGTGAGAAACTCTCACTAAAGAAAGGTGGTCTAAAATGACTACACTAAATAAAGTAAATATTGGATTAGCACTAGGTATATCTGGTGCGTTAGAAAATCGTATCATTCACGATTGGAATAATGGTGGTTGTAAATCATCTTATGGTCTTAGCGTTTCACAACGCAAGGCGTTAATCAGAATTTTATTTTCTGCTAACGCTCCTAAGTGTGAATGTCTAGAGTGTATCTAATGATACACTTTGCTAAATGTTTAATCTGCGATAGTAAAATGTTTGCTATCTCAGAATCAGATTTCTATGAAAACAAATATACATGTTCAGATTGTTGGGAATAAATAAAAATAAAATAATTGCAAAATAAAAACTTGCAATTTTTGGCCCGGCGCTGTCGGGCGTGTCGCAGCTTTATTAATGTGTTTAAGATCACAAAAATATTTCTCCAATTTACGGCGTGTCGATTTGCTTTTTTGAGATTTTTATGTTAGACTTACGGAGTAAGAAAATAAAGAAAGGAAGTCCTAACTATGGGATATGTTGAAATTTTTAGACTAGATGAGCAAGGTGCTGGGTGGGTAGATTTATCTGACGCCACTCCAGACGAGTTGCTTAATATAGAAATAGCCCTCTTTCAAGAAGGCGCCTTGTGATATAAATCACACTTCAACCCTTGCTGATATGGGTCAAAATGTCAGTGCCTAATGATAGGATAGTCTTATCAATAAAAAAGAAAGGAAGTCAAAATATGACTTACACTGTAACACTAGAAACCTTTAATGGTTCTACAAAAAAAATCAACCTTGCCTCTAAGGGTGCGG